TGCGCGTCACGGTGGTATAGCATACAACGAAACACCACAATCAAAGGCCTACTTTGTCTCCTTGAACAGTAAAGCATTCACGGATTCAAACAATTACTATAGTCCTGCACCTATTGACCTACCAAAAGCCATGGCCTACTTGGAGAATTTACAGTATCAGAAACATAAAATACAGATTGCAGGGGACTTTAATATGTGCATAGGCAAGAAAGTCCGTATAGAGGTACGTAAGGCACAAGAGGAAGTAGATGGTGCTGGTGTGGATAAACTACAATCAGGTGTATATTTAGTAACAGAAGTAGAGCATATATTCAGAGAAGGTTACTACCAATACCTTACTATACAGAAAGATTCATCGGAGGTTGATTTAGATGCTACAAAATGATATGTTCGTAGGTGGGCAGTTTAGTTGGTTTATAGGCGAAGTGCGTGATATAATGGATCCTGAGAAGATGAATAGAGTCCGAGTGCTTCCTTATGGTTATTATAATGAGCATACTAAGATAGAGAACCTTCCGTGGGCAACTGTTGTGATGCCTAATAATAGTGCTAGTAAGGCCGGTATAGGGGAGAATCATCAATTAGAATACGGCTCATGGGTTGTAGGGTTCTTCCGAGACGGTCCTAGTGCACAAGATCCTATTATATTAGGGAGTATTACTACGCAAACAGACGGAACTACTGATATTCCTGTTGAGACCCAAGAGAATTACCCCTATAATAAGGTACATAAGACGGAATC